ATGCATTTAGATTACCCCAAGGATAATTTCTATTACTTGTTGTAAGCATCATGTTATAAGTTTGAGCGTCAGATGCCGTAACATCATAAAAAGACGCAGTGAAAAGATATTTTCCTGTCACGGGCGCTGTAAATGAAGTTCCATAATCACTATTTACATCATATACTTCTGTAATGTTCTGATTGTACATTGTGTGACCAGGTGCATAAGTTGTTTGTGTACTTTGATAAACTCTAAACGCTGGATTTAATGCTTTAGTTACAATACCAGCACTATCAATAACCATAGCATAAGCATCATTGGTACGAAAATTCATTTTATCTAAGCTGTGATCGTAATTGATTTCTCCAACATTTGTATCATCTGTATCTCCAAAGTTTAGAAATTGTGTTCCATCATTAGCACCTATTAATTGTATTCCAGTTGACGCACTAGCAGTTGTATCAGTTACATTTAGTGTTTTTGTCATTGTAGAAGTACCAATTCCTAGTTTACTGCCATCAAAAATTAAACCAGCTTGAGCATCCATTGTGTTAGTAGTGCCCGTACCTGCAACGACTCTATTTGCTGCATTATTATTTAAAGTTAAACTTGTATCACTTGGTGTAGCCCAAGAGTTATCACCTCTAAGAAACGTATTTGTTCCTGGTGATCCTGTTGCATTTAACTGAGATAAACCTACACTTGATGGTGGAGGCGTTACTGTTTGTACAGCTTTTCCTGTGAAGACGACATATAAAGTATCATTTGAAGTTGTTGCTACACTTAATGTTAATGTATTTGCAGACGCTGTATAAGCGTATGATGCTCCTGGTTGTTGAATTATATTATTAAGAACAACTCTAATTTCGTTTTCATTAGCAACATTTTTATCTAGTACATACGAAGTTGTTGCACTTGTTGTTATGTGTTGAACATCATAACTAGCATATTTTTCTGCTGGAGTATTACCAATATAAGGCATCTATATCTCCCTAACTTACGCTATCTACCGTTGAAACCCATACATCTAGTGAACTGGCTGTATCTGATATTACGGATAAAGCGTCACCATTTTGCATTACAGCTTTAGCGCCACCCGCTAATACTTGTAATGATCCGCCCGAAGGTATTGGTGCACTTTTAACAAGATATATATTCGCACTTCCGTTATTAATATAACAATCAGCGAGAATAGTACTTCCTGTAATGTTTGATAATGAAATCCCTATGATTACATCATTTGAGTTAGCTGTTCCAGAACCTGGTGCAATTTGTACTGCTGAAGTTCCAACTGCTGGTTCTGAATATCTTGTAAAATCTTGAGCCATATCTATTCCTTATATCAGAGCGCAACGGCCATGGCAATCACGAACCCAGTTGAGGCACCAGCGCTTCCTGATGAAGCGGTAGTAATTCTTCCTTTGGCATCTACTGTTAAATTTGTAGATGTATATGAGGCTGCTGTTACACCTGAAGTAGCTAGTGTTAAAGCACCTGATCCTGCTAGCGTTGCATCGCCTGATACAGCGGCAGGGTTATAATTATTTCCGTCAGCAACAAGTAAATGTCCTGCGGTATTTGTTGTCATTGTAATGTCATCACCAGTAACTGTTAAGTCACCACCGACTGTTGCACTGCCTGATGTTGTTAATGTACCTGTTACATTAACAGCTCCATTAAAATTGCTACCTGTATTTTTAACAAAGTTACCCATGTAAGCATGAGCAGAACATTGATAATATAAAACACTTGGTGTGTTAACATCAACGAGAATTTGTGTGTAGGATCCTGCTTGACCAGGTACTCCTGAAACTGTTACATTTGTTGTGTATCCAGTTGTTTTAGCGGCTTCTAAATAAAATAATAAAGGGTGTCCTGAATTGCTTGAATCTGATTGGTCAAACTTATAGTAATATCTATTACTTGCATCAGCTCCTGTAAAATTAAAAGCTGGAGATTCCATACCATTAAGTAGATAACCATTACTTGATCCTGTACCATTGTAAGGATGATAAGCTGATTTAGCTAGTACTTTAACATTAATTAAAATTGGGTTACTTGATGATCCATATACTTCTGATTGCGGTACACTTACCTTACCAGAAGGCATCGTAACAAATACGTCTTTTCCACCTGCAGCGAAACTAACTGCTGCATCACTATTAGAACTGGAGATAATTTGAGTTCTAGTAAGTGTTGTTGCACCAGCGTTTAATGTACCAACGCCAACTTCCCATTCATTCGCTGTTTGATGAGCGATAGTATAGTAAGTAACATTAGATCCACCAATGCCTGTACCAAAAGTTTCAAAACCCGTTACTGCACCAGCAAGAGTAATTGCTCCTGTACCTGTTGTAGTCGTGGTTTCTTTTACACGATCATTAACGATAAACGCCATAATGATCCGTTAACCCGATATTCGTAAGATCGCTGTACTAGTTCCAGGTGTTGGGAATTGAACAGTAAAAGTTCCGTTAGACGCTGTATAGTCAGCACCGAAAGCTAAGACACAAACTGCGTTTGTTGTATTAGTTCCTGCGTTGGCTGTTGTATTATACAATAAAGCACTGTTTGCTGTAAAACTTGCAGTGTTCCATACAGCATTTGCAAAATCAACATAAGAAGTAGCTGTAGAACTACTACCTGTTACTCCTGCATTAGTTAAAGCTAATCCTGCTGCTACATAAGCACTACCTGAAGTATTACTTATTTCTGCTGTTGTTGAATAATTTGCTGTTGTTGCGTCGTGTGATGAACTTGAAGTGTATAGTGCTAATTTAAAAGCACTTCCCCCCGAAGCCTGAAATTTATGGTAACCCTGTAAAAGCTCTGCTTTAAAAGAGTTGCATAATGCTTGTGTTGCGGCCATAATTTATCTCCTGTTTATGGTTGTTGTGATGGTAAAGGAAGCCTGAGAACACCATCTTGGTATTCATCTCTTCTTCTTCTACCCTGTTGTTCGATTTGCAAGCGCTTAATAGCCTCTTGATAACTTTTTTCGTATTGAGCAAGTAAGTCATACGGTCCTTTGAGGAATTTAAAAGCCTCAACTAGACAAGCATAAAGTAGTACTTGCGGCGCATTTACACTAACCCAACTTGTTGTGTTAGTTGCGGAGAGCTTTGTTTCATTTCGATTCAAAGCTAATTCTATATTATAAGCCACAGAAGGCGTTGGCGCAAGATATAATGTGTTCTGATCCCACATTGAATAATATTTAGGGATTGCCGTAGCATTTCTATTTGGCCAATATTCCGTCATGTAACTCTGGTCTTTTTGAATTAATCGTATTCTTGTTGGAGTTTGCCCAGCAGCTCCATTATAAATAGTAGCATATCTAACAAAAGACATAAGACTTGGAATAGCTCCCGGTAAAATTATAAATTCATTTCCTATAGTTAAAGTAGCAAACTCGTATGCTCTATAACAATCTAAATCAACTTCTCTAAATATACGTAACTCAGCTTGGGTAATAAAGTCATTAACTACTACATCCGTTAATACATTAATATCGGTTTCCGTATATCCTCTTATTTGTTCCTGTAATTCTGCAAATGTTGTCATGTAATTACCGCCGTTGCTGTTCCTAAATTCATATTTATTCTTGTGTCTTGATTAGCTTGATTTGTACTTCCTAAAGGTTGCATAGTTTGTACCTGCACTGTTTCAAAAGCACCTGGAGCGGGAATAGGATTAAATCTCTGTATTGTTTGCACAGAATTTAAAAAACTATTTGCACCAATAGCGATTGAAGATACAGATCCACTACCTGGACTTCCTATAGGAACGGTTGTACTTATTACTTGAGGGTTAGCGTGTGCTAAAGATTGAGCATCGGTTGGATGATTAGTAGGGTTTAATAAAGGTGATTTAGGTTCATATTCTGAAGTATGCACCCACGCTCCTGTCCATTCTTGCACCATTTCATTGTAAGGATAAGCAAGACCATCACGATCTGAAATTCGTAAAGCAAATCTACCTGAAGAATATCTTGCCATTAATATGATCCTCCTAAAAATCCTACTCGAGGAACAAAATGAGAGCTTACATTTTCTACGTTTGTATCAGCTGCTCTTTGAAATTCTTCGTCATAAACTTGTTTTAACATACCTACTCTATCAGGAGCATATTTCATTGATATATAATATGCTAATCCTGCTGTTAAACAGGGTAGAAAAGAAAAAGGTATTTCACTATTATTAGTATAATCACCAGAATCTTTCATTCTAAGCATTGCATAGTAAACAACGGTAAAAGTTTCTGTTGCCGCAGGATACAAAAACAAAGTTGGATTAATTGTTTTTTCAAAATAATATTGTGTGGGTCTTCCACCTGAAGTTTTAACCGTGTAATTTAAATAAGTGGCACGACTAATAGGAGAACAACTATATTCATTATTATTTGAGTCACGAATTACTACATCTGTTATTTGTACAATTTGAGAAGCATCATCTGCTGTATTTCCATAAAGATTGGCACCAGATAAACTAATAACATTAGCGGCAAGAGCTGCTTCTTGTTTTTGAATTGTCCAAAGATTTAATCCTCTATTTGACCATTCAGCAATAAGAAGATTTAAAGAACGACGTGCGGTTTTAAGTTGGTACCCAGTACGATCTTGTAGACCGCATCGTTCAAAAGCTTCTTCAACTATTTCATCAATTGAAAAATCAAAGTTCGCTGTGTTTGCATAAGTTGGCATTGGTTATTTTGCAATACCCATGCCACGCTTAGCTACTCCGCCACCACGCTTATTTAAAGCACCGACGATTCTTTTCTTTTCAGATTTAAGATTTTTTTTACCTTTTGAAGTAAACGCTTTTTCAGCATCCACTCTTCCAAGTTCTTCTAATTTATTCATACGGCTTGTATTGCCACCGTTAGCTCTTTTAATAACTTTACCACCACGTTTCATAGCAGTTTTCTTTTTACCCATCATGATAGACCTCCATTGATCTTTTTGTATTTATCTTCACGTGATACTACGACGTCTCGATAGTACTCGTCAGGCCAATGTTTATAATAGCCTTGTTTTTTTAATTTATCAGAAGCTTGGTGTAATTGCGAGAACTTTTGTACCAACATCATAGAATATTTTAAGTCACTATTAACCTTTGGAACTTCTCCTCCAGGAGCTACTAAAAACTCTTGGTCTTCTTTTGTAGCTGGATTAGAAGGGTGAAAACTCATAAAATACATATTTTCTTTATTATAGATATAATTATATTTTTCTGTGATTATGTGTAATTTTTCAGAAGTGT